GCAAGCCTTCCCGTTTGCTATGTATCCGGTGCCGCTGGTTTGGTTAGTCAGGTTCGAGCGCTTGGCGTGAGTGGCTGCGTTAGGGGTGTACGCAGCCTGCAGCAGCATGGCGTAGAACGTGTCCGTGTTGGGCACGATGTTGCCAGCCATCAGGTCAGGCAGAAATGAGCGGTAGACAAAGCTGGCCATGGGTGCAGTCTACCGAGAGTGAGAGAGCCGCGCTGTCATGGGATAGCCGTCGCCAAGTCTGCTATCAGCGTGGAAACCCGCGAGTCAAGCAGCGCAAGGTCAAGGTTCGATCCGATGGAGTAGAAGGCCAGCCGCCCATCGGTGTACGCCGAAGGACTGCCGCTATCTATGACAGCAAACAGCCCGATGCTCTGGGACGTTGGGGTGCTGCTTGTTGCCGTGATGCTGGCCGTTGATCCGTTGCCCCTGCGACTGAAAGATGCCGATCCTGAACGGCTGCTGCCCAGCAATCCCACCCATGCCGACGTGGCACCCGCTACAGAGTTGGCAGAACTGCGGTTCGCAAAGTACATGTTTCCGACATACGGGCCGATGGTTGTTCTCCCTCCAGTATTCTGAGCACCCAAGTAGGCCCCCCCGTTCACGTTGCCATTATTACTGTCAGCCGTTGAAACATATACCGCTGCGTGGAAATCATTCTGGCCGCTTGCATTGTTAGCCCTGTTGCTGTTTAGATACTTACTGCTGCCATTGCCGACTAGGCCCGTTTCGCGGTTGTAGTCACCGCTTACAAAGTTGTTATTTGTTGGTGCAGTGCCTTTCAGTGGCACCAATGCCCCGGCCAGTGTGCGAGCACCGGCCAAAATGCAGGCTGATTGGATGGCAGCCCAGATCCCGTCTGACTTGCAGCCAATAACAAAATCATCAATAGCTTCTTTGACGCCATCTTCCAGCGTTGTCCCGTCTGCAGCCTCGACAGCTGTTATGTAGGCCGCAGCGTCGGAATCTGCTGGGGTGTACCCGCCACCACCACCAGGCTCTCCGTCGCCTTCCGCAACGCTCAGGTTGATCACCAGATCGAGTCCCTGCAGCACCGGCACCATGATCCGCGCTGTCTCCAGCGTCACAGTCACATCCCAGTAGTCGCAGCCGACAGGGTCAAATGTGGGCCGCTCCAGGTAGCGCCACTGGTGACCCGCAGGTGTCGGATCTGCATCCAGGCCAGACCACACGGCGATCGGTAGGTCAAACGGCTGGATCCTGCCCCGTTGCCCCCGGTAGTGCGTGGCGATGGCGAGCAGATTAGCTTCGCTCAGTGCCTTGAAAGTAAGCGTCACCCGGCCATCCTCAGCCTGTGCGCCATGGCGCACCCTGCCCTCGTAGCCGTTCAATGCACGCATCCGCGTCATCGCCTGACGCGGCATCTGCAGCAGTCGGCCGGATGGGTTCAGCGCGGGGAAGTCAGCCATGCCTCACCACCTCCCATCGGGACACTTTGCTTTTGGCCATCGTGCCTTGAACTGCATCAGACAGCCACACAACGCACAGCGGACCATGGCTGGCTGGAAGTGCGGACAGCCACGACAGATTACTAGCCGTTCAGATGGGGTCATACCGTAGACCAGAATGGCTCCTGGTATTGAATCACCAGGTCGAGTAGGCTCAGGTTTCCGGTGACGAAAGTCACCTGCAGCGATGCTGTAGTCCGGTGCTCTCGATACTGACCCGTCGGGTAGCTAGAAATGTTAGCTCCAACAATATCGATTGCTCCAACTTGCGTGTTTCCGTTGAACCATCTCAGCACTAAGTTGTCCTGGAAGCCGCCACCAGCGCCGCATATCACCTTGCCGCCACCAGTAAAGCCACTGAAGGAGCCGTCTGCATTCCTTGTGTAAAGCCCAAAGTCTGTAAAGTTCGTGATGTTCACAGTCTGTGAACCAGGGAAGTCGGTGAACGCACCGTTGCCGGGATCGGGACAGATTCCCTGCCGCTGACGGTTCAGGTACGAGACGACGATCGTTGCCTGGGCTGTCAGAACCGGTCCACTCCATGAGATTGGCTGAGGGATGTAGATCGGCGGCGTCTGGATCAACGGCCCATCTGGGCACTGAATGTCGGCCGAGATCTCTCCGCCGACATCGCCAGCGCCTGGAGTGTAACTGGACCCAGTGGCGCCAGAGATCGGCGCGCCGTTGAGATTCCACTGCACATCCTGCTCGGCACAGATCACCGGGGCAGCAAGTGGTATGCCGGCTCCTGCGCCATTGGGATGCTGCGGAATTGGCGCCGGCGGCACTGGGTCATCCAATGGATCAGACGGCTCGGATGGTGCGCCACTGCCATCATCACCAGGCGATCCACCACCACCGCCACCACCGCCGCCGCCGCCGCCGCCGCCGCCGGATCCACCGCCCACGACCGGATCGCCACCAGCGCCGGGGATACCAGCACCGCCATCAACGATCACACCATCCGGGTCGAACTCTGGAAGAGGGATCTCACTGATCGGCTCGACGGGATACTCCACACCGGGCGTGACTCCTGTGTTGACATAGCCAGGGTCCAGCGGGTCGCCTGGGGTGGGCGGAGCAAGATTCATGGTCGGAACCGATGTATTCCCACTTGAGTTCACGTCATTGATCACGCCGCTTCGATTAGGCAACAGGATCACGCCTGTCCCTTCTGCGGCGATCACATCGGCCGCAATCAGGCTTCCACCATCTACATCAAGCGGGAAGTGGGTCATCTCGTAGATCGTGTCACCGTTGGCGGCCTTTGTGATCCGGTCGATCTCGTAGAGCCAGTTGATGGCGGCAACCGGTGCACCGACCGCCAGCCGCTCCAGGTTCACCCGAACGATGTCCCCCTCCTCCAGGTTCGCGCTGTGCCATTCAGGTCGGGCCGAGAGGGTGATTGTGTGCGTGACATAACGCCGCCTGGCCAGCAGGTAGGCCCCAAACTTTATGGCGTGATCTTCGGTTGTCACAAAGTCGCTGATGTTGTGTTCCTCGTAGGGCCCTCCATCAGGTGTGCCGACATAGCGCAGCTCCGCCACGCGAAGGAACCCAGGGGCGTCCTCTAGTTGTTGGCGCCACAGGACCCGAACAGCGATCGTCTGACGGTCTGCCGTTGGAACGTAGTTGACCTGGACTGACTCTGGAATGACCAGCCGTTCATCGAACGTCATCCGCCAGGGAACCACCCCGGTTGAGAATGCCGTCCCAGTCAGCGGCAGAAGAGGTCGCAACGTATGCTTCCCGCCCACTGTCGTGTATCGCAGGAAGTAGTAGCGGGACCACCGCTCGAGGATCTCCGGCAGGTTCTGCCGATCACTCAGGATCCCGTTGAACCAGAACTCATTCGCCTCAGTGAAGTCTGCCGCGGCCTCCATGCCATCAAGGTCGATCTGATCGTCATCCACTCGGCTGGAGTTCCGCAGCAGCCAAAGAATCAGGTCCGGATAGTTGTCGCTGGGGCCCAGGGTCGCATCCGCCAGCCTGGTCACTTTCACGCCACCACGCATGAAGAGGTGGACCTGTTGCTTCCAGTCCGTCGAGGGATGGTTCACTGTCGCCACAAAGCTCAGCGTCGAAACGCCAGCGCAGACGCCGACGGATCCGCAGAACTTCGTGGCCTGAGGCAATGTGAAGCCAGCCTGCAGGGTCAGCGCGTTACCAGGTAGCCACTGTCCAGCGCGTTGGTTGTAGCTCTGCGTGATCGTTCCCCTGCGCGTCACGCCCTGGAAGACATCACGCACCTGCACCCCAGGGACATCACCATCAGAAAGCAGCAAGTGGTAGCTGGCGGTGACATTGTTGCTGGCGTCATTTGTGAACCGGCACTCGGTCGCCGGTGGGGACAGCAGCACCCCCCCCGTCGTGCTCCGCTGCCGGCACCACACAACCGGGACCGGGTCGCCGATCTTCGCGGACTTCTGCTCCCGCTCCATCTGCGACTGGCCGCCGTCAGACTCAAGCGGTGCCGCCGAGGGGTTCGTGCTGGCATCAGAGAAGATGAAGCTCACAGAATGCACCCCTTGCCGATCAGGTTCGGCGTGATCGTCTTTGGAGGGATTTGGCTGCCAATCGGCGCCAGGATGCTGCCGACCTGCATGGAAATCCGCGTCAAGGTTGCCGTCGCACCCGTCGCCTCTCCAGCGAAGCTGCCAATCACTTCCGCC